TTCAAATCCCTCTTTTAAACCATCCATGATCTCTTTGACCGTTGGGCGGCGTTTAGTGTTGGGTGCGTATCGACATTGAAATTGACGTGGACATTCAGTGTAGCTGAACGACGGGTAGTGATACGCCGTCGTTCGGTTTGGACCGAGATAGATGCACACCATCTCGCCCTGAATTTTTGTTCGTCGTGCTAACTGGCACGTCACGTAATCTGGGTTGACCAGCCCTGCGACTAAGATTGCTGTGAACCACATTAGTCAAAACCGCTTCCACCAAATTGCGAACTGTTGAAGCTGCTGCTTCCAAATTTTGACTGTGATTTTTTGCGCCCCGGTTTCTTAGCTTCGCCACCAAACTTATCGACGAAGGCTTCCCGACCTACAGGCCCACCGTACACGCGGCCTGCTACTGGTATGCGGCCATAAACGTCACGCAACGCTGCCCTGATTTTAGCATTACTGTCTTCGTCGTTTACTTGGTTGCTAACAACTTGGCCTGCGCCTGCCGCTACGTTAAAGGCTAGTTCTGCGGTGCCAACTTGCGGCCCGAAGACGCTCGACATGGTGCGAACAAAGCCATACTTCCCGTTGTCTAGTTGTGCGCTAGTGTTGTAGAGCATTTCGCCAAGCAAGCCTAAGCCGCCCACTGCCAACAGGCCGTCTAAGTACCACCCAAGAGCCGCGTCTAGGTCGTCGCCTTCCTTGACCCCCAGCACCTTCGCAAGACCCGCCCTGCTATCTGTCAGCTTGCGCTTGCGTACCTCTGCCGAGCGTTCTTCTTCGCCACCTCGCATCTGCACGTAGTCTTTAACGGCCACGGACAACGCGCCCGCACCCACGCCCGCTGTGAGCATGTAGAAAGCAGGAGCGGTGTTGCCCTGCTTGAACTCATCCATGATGTAGCCTTGCAGCTTCATCATCAGCATCGGGAACGACTTGAGTTGGAACATCATGCTGCCCCACGGCGTCTGGCCCCACATCGGGAGATCGTTTGGATTTGGCGTAAATATACTTTCGTTAGTAAATCGTATCATCGCCATCTGAACTTGCATCTCAATCGCTTCGTTCTTTGGCAGGCTGTCAATCCTAAAGCTGGAAGGGTTTAAGAAGTCGTGCTCTGCATTTGGCCCAGTCAACCCGTAACGCTCAAGATACCTGACCGCAGTTTTGTAGCCTCGACTTTCTGTTTTACCTTGCCTGCCTAGTCGTATGGCCCTGTCGATCTCAGACTTAAAACTTTCAAACCCGACTAGGCTTGCAACTTCACGCATCGTATTTGTCCAAGGGGTAAGCAGCGTCGCGTTAAAGAAAGCGTTAGCAAACTTCTGGTTGCCGTCTCCTGCCATCTGCACCATGCGTTCGTGCATAAGGTTGTCTATGCCGACGCCAATGTTCTTAGCGGCTGCGCGGTAAGATGGGTCAGTGCTGTACTTGGCCCAAGTCTTAGCAAACGCCCGCATGTTTCCGCTGCGTACCAGTGGCAGCGCAACGTCTGGAAGTGAAGTGAACGTCGTAAAGCCCAACAAAGACACGCTTGTAAACGATTTGAGCATCCGGCTAACTTTGTACCTTGCCTCTTGACCAGTGCCACCGTCGATAGGTTTCTTGTTAAGCACGTCCATCATCTGCCGCATTTTTGCGACTGTCGCACTTGAAGGCTGTGTGTTTGCAAAATCAATGTTGGCATTAACTATTGCTTCTACACGTTTCTTATACTGCACGTTGGTCAAAGCCTCGGTGCCACCCGCTTCTATCAGTAAGTTGATTGCTGTCTGTTTGTTGTTGATGTTAGTCTCAGGATCGCCCAGCAATCGCTTGAGCTTTGTGACTAGAGCGTCAGTTTCTTTAGGCGTTAAACGTAAAGCTGGAATGTCAATTTCCTCAACATCAGCCATGCCGCTTTCAGTCGAGACGGGGCTGGCTGCACGGTACGCACCCTTTAAAATGCTTACGCCTTTTTCAAACCCGTCACCCGCTTGGGCCACGTCTACATATGCGTTGAAAGCGTGACCGCTTACACCAAACTGCTCAGTCATAACGCGCTTGCGAATTGTGCGGTCATAGTATTTAGCCAGTATCCCCTGTAAGTCTTGCACAAGAAACTCATCCATAAACTCGTAGTCACCGGGCTGGATGTTAATAACGCGAGAGGCAAACGGGATACTCAGTGCTTGCTGCACCTCGCCATCTGTTGTTGGATCGTAACCTCGCGTTAGTCTTTTAGCGACTTGGTCTGCAATTTCACCTAACTCTGTCATCGAGCTACGTTCGTTCGGATCAAAGTCTGGCTTGTTTTGTTCGCGCTTTAATATTTCGACTAAGCTCGCCCGGAAACGACTGGGATTAGATAAAATGTTTTCTCGGTCATAGACTTGAGGCACATAAAAATCTGACCCTAGCTTGCGAGCGTCGCCTACTTTTATCCCCAGTGCTTTCATGGCTGTCAGTTCGTCACTAAACGCCTTGCCAATTTCAAGCGCGACTTCGCGCTCTGCTACGTCTAGCTTCTGCACGGCTCCACGGCCACGGCGTAAAGCCTGTATGATGCGCTTGTGGCTCGCAGGCTGGCCTACGTCGAGCGCACCCATTGCAAGCCCACGGTTGCGCCTGCTCCATCTTTGTACGTTGTTACCAGCATCAGGAAGCGCGTTAAGTTTGGCGACGATAGGCTGCAACTTTCTTGCAAGTAGTGCGTCATGTTTCTCAAACGTGCCAACACCGTTCTGGGGCTGGATCAAATCGCCAAACCAGTTGGCTCCAAGCTGCCTGAAAAGACTTGAGTTCTCGCGGAAAAAGTTTTTAACAGATGACCATTTAGATATTTTCTGGACATCTTCTTCTTGGATGCCGCGTTGCTTAAATATTTTCTGAGCTACGTCGAGAACAGGTTGCGGCATACCCATGCGCCTTGCTTCGCGCCCAACACCGACGAAGTCTGGATTTTCCAGACCCTCTCCTTTTACCATCATCTCCTCGACAACTTGGCCTGTCAGTTTTAAATCGCCGCCAAACGTCTCCCCTTCAAACAGCAGAGCATCTGTACCTTCAAAGCTGTTGGCTCCTTTCACCATGCTTGCGTCAAAGACTACATCGCCTTCGTCGGTGTGTAACGCATCGTACCCCATGTCTCTTAGCATTTTATTAAATGCTAGTCGGGACGCTGCGCCGTTTTTGGATTTGCCAAGTGTATGCAATATGCCATTAGCATCGTTTGTAAACGCATCGTACATTTCCCGACCCGTCAAAGACATATCGAACATTTCGACTGCTGCCTGTACGCCTTCTGCATCCAAGACTTGTTTGTCTGCCATCTCTAATATGAGATGACGCATTGTGCCGTCTGTCTCGCCGTTCAAAGAATACTTAGTATTGCTTGTAACGTCGAGCGGTGAGCGTATGCGTGCAAACGCAGGGAATACTTTTTGATCGGTCATATGACCGCCAGTCATTTCGTCGATTACATCCCAATGATGACGTTCCATCTTTAACAAGCGTTGCAAATGTATCTTTTCATCGAAGGAAGTGTTGAGCTTATTATTTAAATCTCGGATCGCATCTCTTATCCAGATCGTAGAGTTGACCGAGAAGTCTAGCTCTTGCTTGTCGGCGTCCGTAAGCCGAGAAGCTAATGCGGCTTCATCTGCGGCTTGCACCACATTCATTACATCGTAATCTTTGTCTACATTCTTAGCAGTTGTGAGATACACGCCATCGCCGTAGCGACCATTCAAAGTGGGCGTAACTCCGCGCACGTTGCTGTCGGCAGACACGTTGAAGCGCAAAGTTTTTCTTAGGTCTGTTTTTGGAGAAATGCCTAAAAAATCTCTGACTGCATTGTCTAGTCTAGCACCCATAGTCGCAAGGTATGAGTTGGCGTATTTGCTTGCGACTGACGGATGCACTAGCGGCACGCCTTCGTCGTTCCTTACCATCCCCAAGATTGCGTGCTTGTCACGCTCAGTTCTATGCAAATCGTTGATGGCAAGCCTGCGTGTTTCCATCTTGCGCTCGGCCCTGCTTTGAGGCTGAAACATAATGCCGTCTAAAATTTGCGAGGCTTCGTCGATCATAGATTTCAACGCAGCATTAGCCTGCTTGCTTTCACCTTTAATAGTAATGCCATCGGTTGTTGTTAAATCTCTCGTGGTCATTTGCGAAAACCGAGTTTTGAAAGCCTCGACGCCTTGCGGGTTCATCGACTTAATCAATTTCTGATCAGACCGAGATTGCAAAAGAAACGTGAAATTATACAAGGTGTCGAACAACGGCTTGCGGTGCTCATTGACAGACGCATCGTATCTATCAGACATCGCCATGCGCGACGTGCCGTCTGGGATCGCGTGGTAGGCTTCGCGTAACTTGTTGATTGCGACTATGTGTTTTGCCATCTCACGCATGTTGTCGCGTGCAGTGTTCCAGCGTTCACCCTTTGGCAAAACATCTACGTCTTCATCAAAGTCTAATGCGTTTTCATCAAGGTTAAGAACAGCAAGATCATACTCGTTTACTACTGCGTCTCGGTCTGTAAGCTCTTGGCTGGGGTCTTCTGCGCCTTTTATTTTACGCAACATCTTTATGAACAAGTCGCGTGCTACTGTTTGCGTAGTCGTCTTATCGTGAGCGCGGCTATAAGTAATGCTGTCTGTAAACTGGCTGACCGCTGACGATAGAGGCTCAGTAGAAACAGCATCAGGTGCATCAGCCAATTCCGCGCCGTAGTGACGGGCTGCAATTATTAAATCTTGCGCGTCTTCTAAGTCTGGGTTTTCAACAAGCATTTGCAGCATCTTGTTTTTCTGGGCTTGGTCGTTGCCTCTGAAAATTTCCACAAGTTGCTGCTGAGTTTCGTTCCCGTTCTCTAGTCTTTTCAAAACATCTTTTAAATCCATCGACGTGTGAGTTGCTTCACGTTTAAGATTGTTAAACGCTGCTGCTTTTGCGCCCAAGTTGTTTGCGTTTTGACCAGAAATTTCTTGAGCCAGTGCGGCCCTACTTTCTGCAATAGTAATTAGCTCTTGCTTTCGTCCGTGCGCTGCTGACAAAATGTCGGCTTCGTTGACAGAACGCCAGTCTATCCCTGACTGCGTCATGTTCTCGACGATTTCTGTCACGGCTTCCGACAAGGCTATTTGCTTGCGGTTTTCTTTGCGGTTCTTCAGCTTAAACTTAGCGGTTTTAGGGCTGTCTGTCTCGACGTATGCGACGCCTGTAAACTCGTCTATCGCCAAACGCTTGCGCTCTGTGTGCGGCATGGTGCGTTGGAATACGCCAGTGTATTCTTTAAGCGCACCCTGCAAAGCTATTTGCAGATCGGTAGATAACTTGTGCAAGTGATCGACAATAGCCTCGTCCAGCCCCTCATACGCCGACTTGCTGTCTGACAACATACGTTCGTACATCTGCTGTGTATCGCGGCTTTGCCCTGCGTATGACATCTCAGCAACGATTGCCTCTTGCGCGGCTTTATCAGGCGCAGACATGCCACTTAACATCTCTGCAAACCTATGATCTGCGTTTTCTGCACGCAGCATTTTAAGAAAACTGTGTATTGCATACTGCGCTTGAATGATCGGCTCGCGCACATAAGGCGTTTTGTCCAACATCATTAGACGAGGCTTGCCGCTGTCAGGTCTACCCGGTATTTTCCTGTGGAAAGGTTTGTTGACTGGCCCGCCGTACTCGCCGTAAGTCTCCTTGGCTATGCGTTCTAAGTCGATAGCCATTGCCATGCTGTCGCCAAGACCTCTTGGGTGAGCGCGTTTTGCTGCATGTAACTCACGTATGCGTTCGTCGAGAACACGCATTTGTTTGCCCGCAAACTCAGCCGCTTTCATAATGCCTGCGCCCATCTGCGTTTCAGAAGATGTGCCATGCTCACGACCCACCGCTTCCAAGTGACCAAACCTAGACGGTTGGATTTTTGGCAAGTTAGTCTCAGGGTCGATGACATCTTGCGGCATGTACTTTTGGAAGATTGCGTGCAAGTCGCTGTCTACTTGGAACGTCTTTTTGCCGAGCAACCAGTTCAATATCTCCGCGCCAATCTGGCTGACTTTTTCAAAGACTTTCATCATTGAAGAACCCGGAGTGCGGATAGCGTCAGTCTGCAAGGCAAAGCCTAGAAACTGATTGGCAAAAAACTCTTGTGGATTTGACGCAGCGTTTACACTTAGGTTCGTATCAAGCAACCCACCTTCTAGTTTTTTAAAATCGAGATCGCCATTGTCATCATAATACTTTTCCATCGACGACCAGAACTTTTGTTTGTCGCCTTCGTCGAGCATGTTTTCATAAATCCAGTGGCCCATTTCATGCACTAGCTCAACTGACATCGGGGTGCTGCGTACTACACCCTGTTCACCAGTGCTTAATGTGATTGTGTTTGCATCAGGTGAAAATGACGCCCCGTCGCCTGCACGCAATTCAGGTGCGACACCGCCATTCATCAAGGCTACGCGCTCCATAAAGTCCACGGCTGTTTGAACTTCCGTTGACGGGTATCCGTCAAACATTGTGCGTAACTTTTCATTTGCTCTTGCCAGTGTAGTCGTAGGCTTTTTGATCCCGTTGGGAACATTGGCCCGCAAGATACGCGCTGCGGCTGCTCGGTTAGTCGAGTATTTTTTCAGCTTTGCTACTGTTGCTATCTCTGTCTGCCAAGGTGCTGTCTCCAATGTCTCGACGTAATTTAACAACGAGTTTACTGTGTCTAGCTCTACGCCTTGCTCTGCAAAATACTGTCTATCGTCGTCAGCCATCTTGAGAGTTTTGCCGCTAACCGTTTTTAAGTCTGACGCTCTGTTCTCGCGCTTGCGTCGGCTTTGTGAGTTAGTCGCTATGCCACGCCTACCTTCTGGAACGTCTAAACCAACTATCTCCGCGCCCGTCTGGTCAATGAAAATGTCCTCGGCGTCCATTGGGAAAAAAGTTTCTTGTGCGATGGCAGGGCTTTTTGTGCCTGCCTGCACATGGCCTATCACGTAAGGCACGTCTCTGCTTGCGCCTACCATTTCACGGATGGTCTGGGGCTTCTTCGAGTTGTCAATGCGAATAACTCGCCGCTTAACTTTTGGCCCAGCTTCAAGAAATTGAACGGCCAAGGCACGCCCAGCAGGCATATCCTCGAAGTCTACCGCTGACCACGTAGTCGGGTCGCTTGCGTCCACCTCTGGCTTAATAGCTATCTCAGGCGTTTCTGGCTTACCCTTTGAAACTGGAACGACTTTATCGTTGCCATAAGTTGCTGTTTGCTTTGGATCGACTTGGACGTGGGGGATGCCCTTCGCGGTTTCCTTCACAGCAAAGCGCGTGCCTTTAGACGCAGCTTGCACTTCCTCAATTTGCTTGTTGAATATTTGTGCAAGTACCCGCTTCATCGGGCCAAACGACTTAAACTTTAGTTTGCTAACACCGTCTGGGTGCATGATACTAAAGCTGCCGTCTTCGTTTTCTATAGCGTCGCCTAGCTTTCTTTCGCCAATCTTCATCGTCACGACTTTGCTGCCTTCGGGACGCGAATAAGATATGTCGTTATTAATGTCGATTTCGATACCAGACGGCGTCGTGTGAATTACAGCTTTGTAGTTCTGGCCCACAACCGTTTGCGCTTTTGGTGCTGGTGTTTTTCTACGCTTAATCTCGGCTTGCAAGTTTGCCATCGCGGCAAGCAACTCTTGGTCGTTTATCTCACCAGCGTGCGCTCGTCTTGCCAGTTCTTGATAGTCGGCTAACGTGTCGCGCCTTACGACTTCGGCAACTTTCTTATTATTGGCGGCGGTTTTAATTTGGTCTTTTAGTTCTGGCGGTAGCTCCGCTCCAAAGAACATCGCCTCAACGTCGCCGTCTTCAAACTGTTGGTTTCCCATGTCACGGTCTGCGTGCATGTCGGCGTAGCTGTCGGCAAGCTGCGCGTCATCGTCATCAAAACGACGAGCGTCTGCGCCGTATTCGCTGTTCTCATAGTTATACATGCCAGCTTCGACTTCACGCTGGTACTGCTCTGCGGCCCTGCGGCCTGCCGCTTCTTTCCTATTAGCAAACCCGACTATGCGTTCTGATATTTTAATGTCGTAAGGCTTGCCATCTGCTTTGTTTTTGACAGCCAGCCGCTTCATGTCGCGCACCATTTTTTGCAGCAATCTTACACGGTCATCGGAAGTCTTTGGGTCTTTCATTTCTCGACGAATTTGCTGGAAGGCAACCATCAAGATTTTCTTACCACGATCCTCAACTTCAAATTGGTTGCCCAACATGCCTTGCTCTGTGTTAGTTCTAAGCCTTGTACGCTCTGCCTTCATCCCGCCGACTACGCTGCTGTCTGGGCCTATGAAAGCATCCTTGACCACGTTCGCTCTCGCGTAGCCCAACGCTGCGTTATACATATCTTCTAGNTGNTAAAGAGTGACTTCCTCTTTCTCAAACTTGATTACGCTATCAGGCTTTTTCTCAAGCTGCTTCTTTGCGCTGNNNATTTTGCTTTTGAGCTTTTCNATTTTGTCGATACTGGCTTCTAGTTCAGCGATACGTGGCTTATTTCTTTCGGCCTCGACTGCGTCTTGCACGCGACGCATAGTGCCTGTCGCAATGCGATCCTTTTGGTTCTGATCCATAGCGGTTGAAATTGCACTTCTGTGCTCAAGCGTGCCATCTGCTGACCGCCGCTTGGAAGACTGATACAACGCTCCTGTAAAGCCTTTAGTGTTAGACCCGCGAAGAATAGACTGTATTTTCCCTGTGGTTTCGTAGGTGCCGTCGCCCTTGCGTAGCTGCGTCTTGCCCATGTAGTCGCCGCCCTCTAAGGGATTTTCAACGGCTCCAATTTTCGTAGTACGCACACCACTTTTTGTTGTGTCTATCTTAATGGTTTTGTCGATCTTATCGTTTAAAGTAAGAATTTCTTTCTCAGCTTCCATGATAAGCTGCCCAACAGGTAGCGAACCGTTGTTCTTCATCACCGCGTTGTACTTAGCGACTGATGAATAGCGACGTTTTACCTCTCTCAGTCTTGAGAGGTTAGCAAAGTGGTCTTTAGAAATCTGCTTTTCTTCAAGGGTAGCGTTGTTATTGCTCTCTAGCTGGTAACGGATTTTTTCGAGATCAACTAACTCACCTTTGTCGTTTACGACTTGAACAGTTACGTCTTCTGAAACTAACGTCGAGCTAAACCGTTTTGGCATACGTGCCAGACTAGCGTTGTAGGCTGCCCGCGCTTCTTTTAGCTCTTTGATTTGACCCGCAACCTTTTTAATCTGACCTTTTAAAGCGTCAGTATTGCGAGCAACAAAGTGAGATCGGTTATCAAGCATTTGCTCTAGCTTGTCGTAGTAAATTTTAGTCGCAGTAGCCTCTGCTTGTTCTTCAGAAAACCCTTTCAAGTATGCGTATTTTCTTGCGCGTTCTTTCATGCGCGTAAGTTCGTCATCTACGCTGTCTGCAATTAAACCAGCAGCATATTTAGCCCTGCCATCTCTGCGTCGATTGGCGTTAGGCTCAGTCGCAAAGTTACCGCTGGGCAAAGCTGTGTTCTTGCCTGCAACTGGCAGGCCCAGAGGCTTTGATCCTTGCTCTGAAATTGAAAACGGTTTCTTGGGGCCAGCCATTTCGCGGGCAGGCAGATCATTTTTTACGTCGTTGACTAAGTAAGAATTTAAAATTTCAGCGTAACCCGCACCAAATCGACTAGCTGCCGCTTCGTAAAAACCGTTCTCCCCATTCAAGGGGTTCTTCATTATGTCTAAGACTTTATCGTTTAAGTCGGCCTTATTGTTCAGTAGCTTTGTGTGGGCAGTATGCGCTGCGCTAATAAGGTCAGCACTAGGCCAATCCATGCTTATCAGATGAGCAGACAACAAGTCATAGGCCACCCGATCCCGTCCGTTTTCCCCAGCTTTGCTGACTGCCGGAATTGGGTCGATGTTATAAAAAGCATCAATCGGGCCATCTTCGCCCATTAGCTCTTGAGCGTACTGCCCGACTAAGGCTTCGCCTATTCGTTTGTTCCAGATTTTCTCAAACGCTTCCTGTTGCGCTGCCTTATTTTTACGACCGTCTAATTTAGTAAACGCCTGCATGTCCTCCGCAGACACCCCTAAGTCTGTCAGGTACTTCATCTTGTCAGACTTTGTCTTTAGGCCAGCAAAGACTACGCTCGGATTGCGTGCGTCTGCTTCTGCCTGTGCGGCTTTCTCTGCTTCGAGTGCTTTGACGCCAGCCGCTTCTACTTCTTGCGCGGCGGCTTCGTCGGCGGCTCTCTGATTGCGTTTAGCAATTTGTTCTGCATAGTCGATCTGGCTAACATCTTTCATTCGGATGTTGTCAGCACGCATTGCTTCGATTGCTTCGGCTTTAGCCTCTAAGTCTTTTACGTTTTGACCAAGCCCTTCTTTTTCAAGAATTTTTGGAGCACGCTGTAAGACTAGCTTTTTAATTAAACTGTCTATAGTTTCCGAAGCGTCCAGTTCCACGCCATTTTGTTGCGCTAGGCCCGCTAGTGTTGTTTGTATTTGTGGGTCTGCGTCTTCGGCAATTTTGCCATCTTCAAGTATCTTTGAAATTTCGTCTGTTTCGCCGCTTAACTTGCCAGCGTTGTCAAAGTCTGCACGCGCTTGTGCAAGAGTGGACTGAATTTGCGTAGCTTCGGCGTCTATCTCTGCTGCTCTGCTTTCGTTTACTGCGAGCAAATCCTTAAACTCTGCGTCAGATGGGGTCAGTCCATCTTGATCCGGCGCAATGCTGCTAGGTGTTTCGCCGCCTTTAAAGCCTGCAAGCTGCGCGTCTCCTGACGGGTCTATTGCATCATCGCCCAGTCTGAAACGGTTAGCTTCTGTTTGGTTAGCTTCTACTTCCGCGTCTGTCTGATTGCGTACTGTGCCGCTGCCATCTGCACCTGTGCGTTGCGGCTCGCTGCCTGTAAGGCCGCGCTCAGAAATGCCCTGATTACTGTCGAGGAATTTTAGCTTTTCTGACTGATCAGTAATTAGTTTAATTTCTTCGATCAGTTCGTCGCTCGTTACTTCTTCGGGATTGAGATACCTTCTCAATTTGTCAGTTAGGTTTTCAGACGAACGTCGCAACTTTATAGAACGCTCGTTCAGTGCGTTGCGTTTGTTAAGGTCTTTTTCAACGGCTGCGTCTGCTCTGGCTTGGTTTGCAAGATCATCCAGATCACGGGCGCTTTGCGCGGCTAAGTCGAGATAGTCTTCTTCACTCAAATCAAGCGCATCAACTTTGTCGCTATCTATGCGCGCGTCAAAGCCGTCGTCATCAACTCGGCTGGCGCGACTAGCATCTGTGCGTTTGCTTACTTCTTCTTGAATAACTTTTAATACGTTAGAGTTAGCCTGCTCTGGCGTTATAGCTTCTTCTTCGGCTGAAAGTCTTGCGTACTCATCTGATACTTCAGCCTGCTCTGCGTCCATCTTGGCTTGCTCTGTAGCCACGCCGTCTTGGATGCCTCGCTCAGTCTGGTTTAAGCCGTCTGTAAAAGGGTTTTTCACTTTGGCAGCGACGCCGCCCAGCACGCCACCCATAGCCCCGCCTATAGCCGCGCCACCAATGACTGCTGTCGCGCCCTGTGCCAAGCTGTAGCCGTCCTGTAGGCCCAACTCTGTGTTACGTGCCTGTATGCCTGCGTCGAGCACACCCTCTGCCACGCCTGACGCTGCGGCCTCGTACTGTGCGCCTTTGAAAATACCAGCCTTTAACGCTTCGCGTGATGCCTCACCGCGCAAACTTTTCAAGCCTGTTGCAGTAAGAGCTTTACGCCCACCGCCTGCGATCACGCCTGCTGCTGCCGTGCGAGCGGCTACGCCACCTGAACCAAAGCCGACTAAGTTAATTGGGTCTGCTAACACCGCCAAAGCGTTTGTGCCAAACCCTTTCCAGCCATCACCGCCATCTTGGTAAAAATCAGGCATAGCGTCGAAGGTTGTTTGTAGTCGAGCCAAGCGCGTAGACTGCTGGTCGTCTTGTGTATTAGCGTCGTAAAGATCGCGCCCAATCGAGACTAGGTTCATGTTGCGCCAGCGGCGGTCTTCCATGAAGTAGTCTTTGGCTTCGTCTACACTGCTGAACGTCTTGCCGTCACGCTCATAGTAATAATCGTAAACGTCTTGCACAAAATCGTTGCGAGCAAAAACATCTCCGGCGTTTTCTTTTGTAAGGTTAGCCGCGTAGCCCAACGTGTTGTCTGTTCGGGCGTCTGATGAACCTACAGGAACAACATTACTCATGCTGTTCATAATCGAATTTAATGCTTCAGTCACAACGGTACTCCAGTTTCCGCTTATGTTGGAAACATCATACCGATCTGGCTAGTCGAAGTCGTACCCCCTCACCTAAGCTCTCTACGAGGGTCAGTGTTCGACGTTCTATATTCACTAATGGCACGCAACAAATGTCTTGCTTGCTCACCAGCGGCTATCTTATCTTGGTTAGTGCCGGGTCGCTTTGGGCCTGACAATTTAGCTACATCAAATTCTGCCATGCCTTGCAGCCACGCCATCGGGTTATCAAAAAGACTTTTCAAGTCGTGCCCATTGTAATCGCGGTTGCCACCAAACCACTCGCCCGGAGCTTTATACGTGCCATTGAGATATGCTGCCATTTTTTCGCTACGCAGTATTGCAGAAACAATGGGCTTCTCGTCGGCAGTAAGACTATTAAAGTTTTGATTGATGTAATCTTGCTCACCTCTGGTTAGTTTAGGATGGACTACGATCCTGTCTCTAATCTCTGCGACGCTGGATCTACTATATTTTCTTTCTCCGCGTGTGTAATCTGTGAGCGGGCCGTACTCAGGCAGGCCGGGGTTTGTAACCTCAATGGGTGTTTTGGAAGTAACCTTTAGAGGGTCTAAAGGCTCTGGAACAACCCCCCCATCCTCAGAAACAACCTTCCCATCTTTCACTGTTACTCCCGCTTCTTCTTGCGCTATTTGAGTTTTGACCTGATCAATACTAAAAGTTCCGTCTGGGTCACGCTTATAAATCACACCTTCTTTATGCCCAAACTCTGCTGCTCGGCCAGGTGCCTTTGGGTTTACTTTAAACGTGCCGTCTTCTGGGTTGCGTATTAAATATGAAGGGTCGCCGTTTAATTTTAGTTCGTCGATTGCTTTCAAACGGCCAAGAATTTCGTCTCTCAAAGCCATAAGAGCGGGTTGGGAATTATGCCCATCGCGCAACAATTCGTGTACTTCTGGCCTTTTAAGACTTCGGTCTAATTCTTTATACAAAGCCATCCATTTTAATCTTACCTCAGCAAGATTTTCGGTTGCTTGTTTTATCGTTGCGGGGTCGGCGTCTATTGCTAACTGTTCATATGCTGTGCTGAACTGCGCCCACTGACGCGCCGAACCGTCTATAAATGGTCGCGCCCAATCTGCTACAGAACTATCAGGCTTAACTAAGTTTCCTATCTGGCCTTGGATATATGCTTGTTTCGCGTTTTGCTGACCTTTTATTTTAGTATGAATACCTCTGGCCTTCATCATCAAGTCGATCTGATACCGCGCTTCTTGCCTGTCCGTTTCCACAGACATATCCAAACCTTTGCGTTCCAGCATGTCGGCCACGTCGTACATCAAGGCTTCGATGCCGCCTTTATCATTCTGTACGGCGGGTATGAAATACTTACCAACAATGTAGTTGGCAGTTTGCCATTGCCCCGTGTCTTCATCTTTGCCAACTATTAGGCTCATAAACGTCTCAGCATCTTCCTCTGCGGCTTGGACTATTTTCAACGCGCCTTCTGTCGCTGTTTTAATCGTCGTGTTGAAATGGCCGATTTGCGCCATGCCTATTCTGTCTGACAGCACTGCCCAAATTTTCTTCCAGTCTTCGTCGGTTTGATCGGCAAAAGCTGGCTTGCCATTCGCCAATCGTATGCGGTTTACCTCGTTAAAGATTTTGCCAACTCTGTCGTTATCGCCTTGCTTAGTCGTAAGCAAAGTTCTCATAGCCTCAGTTTGCCCTTCGCCCGCCGCGCCACCTGTCGCGCCACCAAAAATTAGTGCGTTGATCTTGTCTGTGTTAGCATCATCCACGTCAATCCGCGCCACGTCTGCCTTTCTGGTCACAAGTGCAGAAATCATTTGTCTTAGCTGCGTCATGAAAACTGTAGGCTCGCCTTTCTCATTTACATAGCGCGTACCTGTTAAGTCTATGCCCATCGACGCAATAAAGTTTTGCGTTTCGGCAGCGTCCATAGTCGAAGACGTCAAGTGATCAAAGTCAGAAAATGACATCCCAGCAATTTTAGCTCTAAGAGCATTTATTTTTTCATCTTCTACATTTGAAAGTGCATCGTCAGCACCGACCTTTAAGGAACGGTTGAGTTGCTCTTTTAACCGTTCGACTTCTCTGCTGCCGTCGTCAACTATTTCTCCGTCATCAAGAATACTAGCAACTGCTGCGGCTCTCGCAATGTCATTATTTGCGTAGTCAGGATTTTTAATGCTTTGGGCTTTTGTAACCGCTTTCTTGAACAAAGGCTTTAGTCGCTGTTTGAAAGCCTCTCTGGCAAGCTCAGTAATAGCGTCTGTCATTCCGCTTGTGGTGACTAGCTTGCTATTCTTTGCGTTATTAAATACCGCCAAAGCCCCGCTTATAGCATCGTCCTCAGTAAGCGCGCCTTTTAATATGCTTGACATACTGTTTGATACAGCCAATTCAGCAACGTCTTCTTGTGTTGCTTTCCACCGTTCTAGGTTCGCAGAAAGATAACTTCTAATCTTGTCTTGGAAATTAACAGGAGCCTGTGCGATTGCAGCTTCAATGCCGTCGTAAGTTTTAAAAGTCTGCAAGTTGTAGTCTTGTATATATTTAGCAACCGCGTTTTGATCTTGCATGTTAAGATAAGTCTTAGCGGTTTCTGACCCGTAAACGTCGATTACAGATTTAAGCTGCGGCAAGTCTTTGTTTTTTTCCCACCAAGCATCATCGCGTTTTGTACCAATAAAACCGGCAAGCCCTAACTGCAAATTAGCAAGAACCTTGTTTTGGTTTGCCAGCCTAGTCGATGCCATGTTAGCATCTTTGTCGGCTTGGATTGCGCCTAGTCGCGCAGACGTTTCTTCAATGACGTTCGACGAGGGTAACTGCTTGCCGTAATAAAAATCACCGCCTGCAAGGTTCTGCTTCATTTGCTCTAAGTCTTGGACAGACGCATTTACGCCTAGCTCAGACTGCGTCTGCACATAACTGTTGAACGCCGCCATGTTGTCGCTGCGACGTTTCTGTATGCGATCTTCTTTGTCATCGCGTGCTTTGAGAAACGCTGAACCTATACGCATGGCTTACCCCCCCTGTGTTGAGTTTTTACGCAGACGGTCTACAAGGTCGGGTTGAAGCTGCGCCTCTAATGAAGCCACAAATCTTGCCTGTGCGCCGTCTTCTGCGTTGTTGTACTTTGCCTGATCACCAAAGCCGTAGCCAAAGTTCGGTGCTATCTTCTCGTTGAACGACGCCATTGTATCGCCCATGACCGTCTGGCTGTCAGCGTAGTTGTTGGCAGCGTTATTGGCGTAGTTCGTCATGCTAGTAGACGCATTAGACAAAGCGGTAGGCGCGTTGTTTGTGACAAATTTACCTTCCAATTCGGCGGCTTTGCCAAGAACATTTGTGATCTCGTCGAAGGTTCCTTGCCGACTAGAGTTTACCGCGCCAGCAAAACTCTTACTGCGGTTGATCGCCGCGTCAAAAGCCGCTTGATGTATGCCCGGTATTTGATCTGCTGACTTGCTGATTAACGCAGCTTGTTCGTCGGAATACAGTGTAGACCTGTCCATACCTCGACGCATGGCTGACGCCGCAGTTTGAGACGCGACTAAATCAACCGTGGAATAGTAGTCTTCCATCATTTGATTTTTAAAAGTTTTATAATTTGCAGCAATATCGTCTCCGTCCACTTGTGCTCTTGGCCCAAGTTTTGCCATCGAAGACTTGAGTGCGCCATCCATGTCTGAAATGCGCTCCAAAATACGGTCACGATAGGCAGCTTCGTCGGCGGCTGACTGCGCTGCCAAGTTCATCTGCGTTTCTGTAAGTTGTCTTTGCAAGGCTTGGATTTCTTCCATCGCCTGCTGATCTTTTTTATTCTGCCGGAACGAATAACCCATGTCGAACATAGAGCCGTAGGCTTGTGCTCTGAAAGCATCTTTGCCCTGTGGGTCA